ATAGGACGACCGTGCCGGTGCGGCCGGCGACGCTTGACACTGGTGCATTCGCCACCACCTTCGACTGGAAGTCGGCGATGTCGGATGCCTGGTGCGTGTGTGAGGCGGGGGCGGCAGACAATTCGCCACGAGTGATAACTACGTTGCCCGTCCTGCCGTTCACGCTGGTGACTGGCGGGTCGCGTCCTATAACTGTGAACGACCCGCTGGTCGTCGTCACCGTCATGTTGGCGCCAGCCTCGACGAGGAGCGACGGCACCTGGGCCTGCCACGCCGTGCCGACGCCGACGTTGACCGTTTCGTTGTTGGTGATGAGCGTCGTGATCCCCGTGGAGCCGACGACGTTGACGTTGATACTCACGGGTTCACCACCGTAACTGTTCCAGACAGGACGGTTCTGGTCACCAGTGCCGGGTCAATCCACCGCATGTACCAGCGGTAGGCGATGCCAGGGGAAAGCTGGGAGGTCTGCGACTCAGAGAGGCCGAGCAAAAGCTGCCCCTGCGCGAGGTTTGTCGGGCTGACCGCAAACGTCGCCGCCGTTTCGCCGACTGTCGTGACAAAGCTTGACCCGCCGCCCCCGGCCGCGAACACATTCGTAACGTAGACCACCGTGCTGACGGTAAAGCCCGTCAGGTCGCGGTCAAAATCCAGCGCAATCGACACTTCGTCGCCCTGGACGAACGTGATGTCAAGCGAGCCAGGAAGCTGCGTAAAGGTAGACATAGTAGTTTATTGTAGCATTGCGAATCAGGCGGCATGAGGCTTCCCCCGCCGACCGCTTCCCTAGATTGCCTTCTGGTTTTCGGCCTTCGCTCTGGCCCTGCGGCAGGCAAGTTTGACAAGCTGCGCGGCCCCAAAGTCAGTCCACGGGAGCTTGGTGCGGCCATCCGCCCGCCGTTTGCCGTGCTCGTCACGCATGACGCCGAGAATCTCTGCGAGGCCGGCGGCGGACTCGCACCAGTCGGGGCCGAGATGATTCATTTTCGCCGCCATTGAATTGCACTCACAACCCGGCGTCGCCGTAATTCCGAGCCATTCTTCAAGAAGAGACTTGAGTTCGGTGCCTGGGCCGGGTTGGGCGAAGAAAGCACGATGCTCTCCGCAACCAGCCACTGGCGGCGTCTCGCTCCATTTGGTCGCGTGTCGGCCGCACGCGGTGCATTTCCATGCACCGCCATTGTCAACAAACGCACAAAGCTTGCTCATGGCAGTTTGATTTCATAAGTCGCCGTGAATGGGACGCAGTTTGCTGGGGTAACTGTTCCCGTGATCGGAAAGGCGCGCGAACACAGCGCTGACGCCGGAAATGACCCGACTGACCGCCCTCCGGTGACCTCGCCTCCGAAGATCGAGTCTTGTGGGATGTAGTCGGCAACAGCAATACTTACAGATACTCCTGGCCCGCTTATTATGAGCAATATGATGAGCTTGTAGGCGCAGCCGACGAAGCAAAAGTTATCAAAGAGCACGCACGGAGCTAGCGGCGGTTCGTTCGGAAAAAATCCCTTTGTATATACGGAGCACCCAGTTTCATCGACCGGAATAATGTAGTCGCCAACCGGATTTAGACTTATGCTGCCAAAACCGTAGCTAAATGTTTTTATCGAAAACAACAGCTCACTAGGCAGGCCAACCCCTGGCAGCGAAAACCTGTCGCACGATTTCGGGCATGGTCGGCAGCAGCAAGCATCTCCGACACTAAGCCTTCCAGGCTCTCGCACCAGAAGACCATTCCCTTTTACCGCAAGCCCCATAAGTGCGCACCGATTAAGAGCACGTTGTTATTGAGATGCTTAGAGAGCCACCAGTGCTGACGCCGAGCACCCTAACCAGCCGCGTGTCAAAGTTAAGCGACGCGGTGCCAAGGGTAGCGCCAACGATCACGCCCTGTGGCGTCAGTGGAATAAAGCTGCCAAACGAAGTCGCTGTGCCGATGGCTGCAACCGGGATGGATACAAAGCTAAGGCCGCCTGTTGAGAGCGATGCCTGGTTGATGGCCGCCGCAGCGTTCCACTGCCACTGAACTAGGTGCCAATCCTTGCCATCCTTCGCAATCGCGCAGTCGCGCTCGCCGTTGTCTGGCAGACTCAGGAAGAGGTTTGTCGCAGCAACTGTGTTCGGTGTTGTGGTCTGGTACTTAAACTTCACCGACTTCGTGTCGCCCATGCTCCACGCGCCGGTGTATGTGCAGATGCGGAAAGACTTCCCGCCACCGCCACCCGGCATCATTTCCTGATGCACAACCTGCGACTTCACCCCACGCTCCCGATCCATCATCCCGTCAACCCGCGTGATCGTTTCACGCAGTTTGTCGCGGAGGCCGGGGCCGATGAAGTAGCGTTCTTGGGACATGGAGGGTATTAGCCAAGCCTAAGATTCAGCGTCGTCTTAAAGTCGATCTCTTCAGTCACCTTGTATCGCTTTACGATGACTTTTGGGGTCGCGGTGCTTGACCTTGGCGTCCCGTCGTCATTCAGCGGGATCGGCTGGGCGCACGGCAACTGCGAAGCGCCGCCTGATTCATAGGAGTGAACAAGAATCATGCCGCGAACCTTGCGGTTATTGGTTCCTGGCGCGAGGCTGGGGTCGTCGGGCCAGTCTTTGATTTTGTAGTCCTCGTGCTCAAGCAGCAGGCTGCCAATCTCGTGAATGCCGCCGCCTAGGGCCTCGTCTTTGTTGATGATGTTCAATCCAGTCTGCGGCACGGCGATATCCCATCCGATGTCGGCGGTCTGGTTGTCGCTTTCCCCCAGCCGAAGCCCGGCTATGCGGTTTAGCCGAAACGCAAACTCATAGCTGACAGCCCACCCGCGGTACAAGATGTCGCCGTACTGCTCAACGAACGGCCTAGCTTGAACGCTCCTCAGCATGACCGTCCTTCGCGGGCACGAGAGCGACCCGATGTCTATGACATTTTCGTTTGTTTTGCCGACGTGCATGACGTGCCTCGTCGGGTCAATCAGCTCCTGCTGCTCCACTGTAATCGTAACGACCGGCTCGAGCTTTGTGACGCCGTCGTACATATCGCCGCATGGATTTGCGGCAGGCTCCTCCGGCTCAAAGTCGCCGCCCTCATTAACGACCTCTGCCCAGGAATACGCTGGCACCTCCACCATCGACGATGAAATTGACCAGTTTGCAGGCCGTATCTGAGGATTTGTCGATAGTCGCCCGCCACCACCACCGCCGGAGCCACCGCCCTCGCCCCCCCACGCCACGTCGGCCGTGTAGGTGAACGTGGCGATGAGCACCATCCGGCTCTCGCCTTCGTACTGACCTTGAAAGTCGGTGCAGACGAGATACGTCTCCCTCGGGTGCGGCGACCCAGCTAGCACGTTGCACGCCGCTTGGAGATCGACGTATTCGCCTGGCGAACTGAGCAGAATGCGAAACACGCGGGTCAGCGACGCGCCTACGCCGCCTTCTGACGCCGTAAACTGGAACTGCTGCCCTGGTGTTATTTCGCTTACAAGACGCGGCATGGTGCCTACCCTTCCGTAATGTCAACGCGCAGGCGGGCGCCAGAAGAACCGATCGCTTGGTACGAAGAACCAGCCGACAGCCGCATGATTGCCGGCTCGCCGGCCCGCAGTGTCGCGAACGGGACGAATGAGCCACCTGCGGAGATTCCGATCTGAACCGTCGCTGACGCTGCCGTGGAAATGTTCCGCATGAACGCAACGCCAGCCTGAGACAGGTTTGCCGTCGAGATGCTGACGGCTTCCGCCGAGAGCGTGTAGGTGTCGCTCTTTAGGCCAGAATTGCTCATCGACGCAGTGACGCCGTTGGCCTGGATGTTGCTTGACAGGAAGTCCTTGGAAACATTCAGCGAAATGTTGTACGTGATGTCTGGCATTGCATCTCCTTACTTGAGGTCTACTACGACCCCCATCTTTTGCTCGACCTTAGTCATTACCTCAATGATCTTGATGAGGCTTTGGTTCTGCCTCTCAAGCTGGGCGATGTTGACGTTCCTCGCCGCATCGTCGCCACGAAGCAGTCGCGTCAACTCCCGTGACCCTTCGGCCTGGGAGACGTCGGCGACGTTGAGTGCCGCGCGGGACGGGCCTTGCGCGGCCGCGTTTTGGACGGCGTCGAAGAGTTCGGCGATGGCTGGGGCAAGCCCGCGGGCCGTGGCGCTTGCGGCTTCGCTCGCAGCGATTGTGAGCTGATCTAGGTTGATCGCGCCAGCGTCGAACGCCGCACTTAGGTCGTTGAGCGTTCTCTGGAGAGCCTCGCCTGCTTGCTGCGCTGGCGTGATCGCAGCCTCCATGCCACGGCGCACGGCGTCTTGGTTCTGGTTGAAGTCTTGGTTGCGAACGTCGTTTGCGTCCGCCTGCTGGCGAAGCCGCTGGACGTCGGGCGTCGCCTCTGCGAGCTGCCGCAGGCGGCGGCGGTTGCCTTCAAGCTCGGGCCGCAGGCGATCCTGCTCCTGGGCCTCGACCGGCGTGCGAGGCAGCTTCGCCAGCGTCGCCTCAAGCTCTTGAATGCGGCGGGCGAGGGCGGCCGCTTCCGGGTCGCCGCGGCCAGCGCGGGCCTGCCCCTCAAACTGCCTAATGATTCGCTGCTCTTCGGCAACGATCCTCTGCCGCTCCTGCTCGGTTCGGCGAGCCTCCGCTTCGGCCTCCTGCTGCTGGCGGCGAGCTACCTGCGCCCTCGGATCGTTCGGGCCGAACTCTGCCTCGGCTGCATTCGCCGCCCGCCGCTGCGATACGGCTCGGCTGCTGGCCTCCTGCTCGACGGCGCGGGCGAGGTCGGTGGCCGCCGACTGCAAGGCGTCAAAGAAGGCCCGTGCCTGCTCGGCCGCCTGCTCAAGGATCACCTCGACGGCATTGACTTGCTGAAGCTTGTTGTTGAATTCCTCAAACGAGATCGCACCGCTGGACACGGCGTTCTCAAGTCGCTCAATCTGCTGCCTGAGAATCTGGCTCGCGGCGTCCACCTGTGAAACGCCGTCGATCCCCTGCGTCCTGTCTTGGATGCGGTTTAGGCCGCCGACGATCGACTGGCTGCGTTCGGCCCCAAGCCTGGCCGATGCGTCGGCAAGCCGCGAAATCGTGTTCTCGATGACGGCGAGTTCGCGGGCGAGGCGGCTGACTTCAGCCTCGTCGCCACGGCGAGCCGCCGCGTTGATGTCTCGCTGCACAGTCTCGCGCGGGCCGCCTCGCCCAAGAAGCGCGCGCCGGGCGCCGTCGATGCCACCGCGACCCTGAATGAGAGCGTCGGCGTTCTCTGCGCCGCGCCGCTCGATATCGTCGATCTCGCGGCGCGCGGCGAGGTCGGCGGCGTTGCGTCGCTCGATGAGGCGGCGACGAGTGGCGGCGTTCTGCTCCGTCTCAAGCTGCCGATCAATCTCCGCGATCCGGCCGCGCTGCTGGGCGATCTGCGGGCTATTGGCCTCGATGGCGGCGCGGCGGCGCTCTTCTTGCTGCCGCTGGACGGCGTCGATCTGCTCCCGTTGCTGGCGCTCGTTCCTGAACCGCTCCGGCTCGCCGGCCTCGGCGATTGACTTCGCCAGGTCGCGGTACACGTCGCGGAGTTGCTCGGCGAGTTGCCGCTGACGCTCCAGGGCGGAATTCGTCGAAGAGAGGGCGTCCTTCAGCTCCCGCTGCCGCTTCTCGGCGTCTTCGGTGACGCCACTCCACCTGATGATGGCGGCGACAAGCTGGGCGCCGATGGCGACTGAGATGCCCGTGATGAGGCCGGTCGTGCCGCCGAGCACGAAGCCGAGCTGCGAGATGTTATTGCCGGCAGCGCGGATGCGCTGGTCAAGGCCGCCTGTGACCGAGAAGAAGTCTTCAATGGCGAACGCTGCCTGCTGGACGCCGAGGCTCAAGTTGGCAAAGCCTTGGCGGCCGACGTCGCCAGCGCGAGCGACGGTTCGGCCAAGTGCTGCTGGACTCAAGCCACTGGCTACGGCGGTTGCTCGCGTCGCATCAGCGAGAAGCCGCTGGATTTGCAGGCGCGCTGCCTCAGTGTCAATGGTTCCTCGCCGCATCTGCTCTGAAATCACAGCGCCTAGCCGAGCGATAGCGGCCACGGCTGGGCCGCGGGCTTGCCCAGAAACCCTCGCCAGTTCGCCCTGAAGAATCTGAACCTGCGCCGTGTACCCGCGAAGTTGCTGCGTCTGAAGCGTGCCGATGATTGCGTCGCGACTGCCGAATGAGCGGCGGAAATTCAGCGCCTCGGATGCGCGGCCCGCTTCCCTAGTGAGTTGGAGCAATCGCTGGCGGGCAATGTCGATCGCGACGGCAGACTGGTTCGGCGCGGCGGCAAGCCTGCGGAATTCAGCCTCGGCAGACGCGATCGCTGGGATGAACTGCTGACGGAGGCCGGCAGGAAGTTGGTCGATCTGGCCTTTTACTGAAACGATGCCGGAGCGGAGTGCGTCAAGTTGGCGCTGCGGGTCATTGATGGCCGCACCCAAGTCGAATTGCGGCGGTATCGTTGGCGGCCCAAACGTGCCGGTGGCGTTTCCTGCCGTCGCGGAAGCTGCTGCGGCGTTTCCGGTGATCGTTCTTGCCCGCCCAGCCAGCGTCGTGATTGCCTGGTTGCGTAGCGTGCCTTCTGGGATGCTCGACAAGGCGAGTATGTCGCCGCGCAGCCGCTGAAGCTCGTCTCCGAGGTCTACGCCAGCGAGCGTATTGCCGAGTTTTCTCACAGCCGCGTCGGCGTCTCGTGAGGCGACGGCGAGAAGCTGCATCGGGTCGCTCGGTTCGCCGATTGCGTCAGCGATCCCTGCCAGCTTCGCCTTAAATGAATCAAGGCGGCGGGAGGCGTCAGCGACGTCTACGTTGACCTGAATGGCCGTCTCGGCTGCCGACCGAAGCGCGGCGATCTTCTTCCTGGCCTCGTCAAGATTGCCGCTCGCGGCTGCGTCCAGAGCCTCGACAGCGAGCGGCTGAATCCTTGCGTTCTGAGCATTGGTTAGGCGATCGCGCAACGCAAGGACTCGCTGAAGCTCGTCTTGCATCTGCCTTGCGTTCTGGAAGTCACCAGTGATCCTAAACTCTTCCGCTGCCCTAATCTGAGCGATGGCTTCTTGAATAGTGTCAAGGTCTTTCTTCGCCTTCTCAGCGTCGATGAATAGCTGGTACTTCTGATTCAGCCTTGCGATGGTTCGCTCGAGTACGGCATTGAGCCTTTCGTAGTCCTGCTGCGCGGCCTGCGCCTCAGAGCCTCCGAACGCGCCTTTGACGCGGGCAGCGGCAGCTACGGCCAGCTCAGAGACGCGGTTGATCTGCGCCGTTAGTTGGGCAATCTGCGGATCGGACTCGATGACTCGCTGAGGCAGGGCCACCGCTCGCTGGCCGGCAGTGGCCGCGGCGTTCAGATTCGCCGACAGCCTAGGGTCGCTGAATGCCAGCTCCCGCCCAGTGGGCAGTGCAGAAACCCTCTGCGACGCCTCGGCGAGCTGCCTAATCGAGGCTATGGTCTGATTGACCTGTGCCGTGACAGCGCGAAAGCCGGCCTCGCCGCCATCAGTGGCCGTCTGAACGGTATCCCTGACGCGAATCAGTTCAGCCTGCGTCCGCGACAACGCGCTGCCAAACCCCTGCTGCACTGAAAGCGCCAAGCCGTCGAACTGCTTCGTCGCCGCTCCCAGCGGCGTCGCCAACTGTCTTGCCGCTAGGGCGAGCTGCTCAACCGTCCTAATCTGCTCCTTCAGTTCTGGCGTATTGCCAAGGTTGAAGTCGGCTCGCCTTGACGCCTCCAGCGCCCGCTGGAGCTTCTGAAACGGCGTGAAGATGTTGTCGAACGACTTGCCGGCGTCCCGCGTCGCCTGCTCGATCGCGCGTCGCATCCCCTGTGCATAGGTCTGCGCTTCTTTGCCAGAGCGATTAAACGCCCGCGAAGCGTCAGCGGTATTCACCGTGACGATCGCGGAAATCTTGCCGATGTAACCCCTACCGCTCATTGCTCATCCTTGAGGCTGCTGGAGCTTCATCAGCTCGTTGAGCATTTCCGCCTGCGTCTGCTCCGCCTTCTTGCTCGCCGGAATAAAGACCTTTTCCTCCGGCAACTTCTTGTAGTTGCCGGAGGCCGCCATGATCGTTCTCGCCAACCTCGCCGTCTGCCACCACGGGTCAGGGAGAGGCCACCGCTGGTCGAAGGCAATCCACTCGGACAGCTCCTCGGAATCCAGCGAATCAAGCAACTCCCTAACCGTCTTGCCCAGAGCCAGCGCTAACCTGAAGAGGAAGCGTCGCTCGGGGCGTTTTGCGAACCTTCCCCCAAGGCATCAACTGCCTCCTGAGTGAAGGCGTTGAGTTTCCATGCCGCGTCGAACACGCGATTGATCTCGACACTCGACCGCTCGCCCAGCGCGTCCATATCGGAGTCGGCGAGGATCGGCTTCCCCTCCTCGTCGCAGAGCGTAAGCACGAGGAACCGCAGGCGGAAGTTCTTCATCTTCTCCTGCGAATACGCCTCCTCGAACTGCTCGCGGGCCTTGCCGCTGATGACGCGGAGGTAGTACGTCCCGCCCCAGGCGGGGATGTCGATCGCCTCGACCTTGATGTCGTTGGCGTTCAGAAGCCGCTTACGAAGATCAACTGCCATTTACTTGCTCCTACGCGAAGTCCGTTGGTTTCAGTTTGAATCTCAATCGCAGCAGCTCGCCAACGCGACCCTCTGCTGACGCGGATTCACAAATCACGTTCCTCGTGACAGTTCCGAGAGGCGTGGCAAACACTGCTGCGCCAGCGACTCCGATAAAAGTTTTTGGGTCAGCGAATCCAAATGCTTCGACGTCGATGCTTCCCGTGTCCGTGTATCCACCCGTAGCAACCAGCACCCTGTGGCTCACAGGAGCACCGCCTGGCGTCATATCAACGATCTCGGCTGTCGGCCCCTCGACGGACACTGATGTCACGTCGAAGGTTGTTCCGGCGAAGCTAAATGTCGAGTTGTGCGACAGTGAGAACGGCATTCGGTCAAATCCTCAACCTGAATGACGCCGTGCCGCGGACTACGTCTCCCGTTTGCGCGATAATTGAAGACCCAGTGCAGGTCGCCGCCCCAGACACAGAAATCCGCCCGGTGACAGAAATAGAGCCGGACGTTCCGGCTGGCGGCGCGGTCTGCCCAATAAACTCAACGTCCACCGTCTTGGTGCGATCCTCGCCGCCGCCGCCTTGGCCGGTCGGGTCAGGGAACCAGAGCGGGATATACGGTTCGTAGAAATTGGGGTTCGACGCCAGCGTGGCAGCCGACACTCGCTGCCGTTGCAGCGAGCCGCCACTGCCGCCGCCACTGAACCCGTCGTTGACGGTGATGCTCGTCGCCGTATAGACGGCGCCGCCGAACGAGAAGTAGGTGCCTTGCGACGATACTCCAGCCATCGCTTACGCGACGCGGAAGGTCGCACTCCCGCTGATGAGGGCGCCGACGGAGCCGCCGATCGAGGCCGACGCGATGGTCGCAGAGCCGCTGAACGCCACCGGGCCTGAGATCGACAGGGTGCCTGAGGTGCCAGCCGTGAGCACGTTCGTCGAGATGTAGTCGCAGGTGACTTCGCGGTCGGTGGCGAAGCCGCCGACGAACTCCCGGCGGCCGTTTGGCGCGATGCCGAGGTGCGAGCCGTCGATGAGGTCTTGCGTGTCATTGACCTGAAACGAGGTGACGGTGAGATTGCTGCCACCGAACGAGAACGTCAGTCCCTGTGCTGAAACGCCGGCCATATGTGTTGCGCCTCCTTGCGCCAGTTACTAAGTGGCAGATTCCTGCCACCTAATCTGATACAGTTGCCTCACCTCGTAGGCCGGCGGCAGTTGCGCCCCAGCCACGGTCGGGTCGAGGAAGTCGTCGGTTTCCGACACCAACCTCATATCCTCAATAGTAGCATTTGCGAGTGTGCCGGTGTGGCCGTCGAGGGCCAGCCGCACCTCGTCGCCAAGCTCCCTGACTCCGTCATACGTCAGCGCCCACGACGAAATCTGGAGGCTAACCAGCGGCATGAACATCGGCCCCGACAGCGACGACTCCCGCGTGATATTCGACCGCTTGTAAACGATGAACGGCAGGCTGGCGACGGGCTTCGCCGGCACGGCGATGGGGTAGACCTGAAAGCCCACCAGCCGCACGACGCCAGGCGTGGAGATGAGCTTCAGGTAGACGTGCTTTTCGGGTGAGATGAGCATCAGAGATTCGCCATCCGCCTGGAGATTGCGTTATTGAGTAAGGTCTGCACGACGTTTGCCGACTCGCGGATGGTGTTTTCCATCGGGTGTTGTGCTCGCATGGGGGCGATGGTGTCGCCTGGGCCGAGCGTGATCGGGCCGAAGTCGTGCGGGTAGCCGCTGCCACGCCGCGCCTGCCGCGTCGGCTCGTCCCTACTGCCCATGATGAAGTAATATCCGGCGCCGGAGCGAGCGAACTGCTCGTCGTTCATGGTCTGCGTACGCTTCATCCGGCCGTTGATCTGCTGGTGGACGTTGACGTAGGTGCGACGGCCCTGTGTGCCGGGCCTGCGGCGGCCCGTGCCGAACTCGACCAGCCAGGCGTGATTGCCGCTGCCTTCTTCTGGGTCAGAGCCGCGATTGCCCGACTGCGCCGGCCCCGTGACCGCGACGTAGATGCCGTTGCCGTAGTTCCTCGTCTTTGTTCTGACCGACTTCCGCAGGTTCCCGGTGACGTCGCGAACCTTGTTGATGTAGCCGACTCGGATAGGCTCCGAGGCGTTGCGGACGGCCCGAAGGAAGAAGGCCGACTGATCCTTGCCCAGCGCGTCGGCCGCCTTTTGCAGGCGGGCGGCGAATTCGTTGACTCCAGTAATTTGAACACGCGCGAAGGCGCTGGCCGTCTCGCGGCCGGTGAGGCCGCCGTCCAGAATCCTCGGCACGGTATTCGGCGTGACGATTGCCATTACTGCATCTCTCGCACGAGCATTTCCATCATTGTGCGGTGCTGCCGCTCAGTCACGCTGGCGATCTCAAGGGTTTTGCCTCGCCAGACGATCCGGTGCTGGACCGTCACCGACGCGCGGTAGCGGATGATGACCTTGTGGGTGGCGACGACGTTGGCCTGCTGGGCCTGGAGGATGTCCCGGCTCGACAAGCCTTCGACGTAGGCCCAGACCGTGCCGGCACTCGCCCACGACAGCGTGACCTCGCCCATCGGACTCCGAATCTCCGTCGGAGCCTGGATCGTCACTCGCTCATTGAGCATCCCGGCTTTGATCACGTTACGGTGCCCTCGCCGATGATGACGATCTCGTAAGTCGTGCCTGCCGTGGCAGTGATGAAGTGATTCACGGCCGCCCCGATATTGCTCGTCGCGCCAGTGTTGCTCGGATTTACGACCAAGAAGACGCCGCCGGGCACGACGCCGATCGAGTTGTTCAAGGAAGTGCTCAGTCCTAGCAAGTTCGTGGCGTGCGTGTTTCGCACATACAACGCTTTCACCGCCGTGAACGAAACCGTTACCGCCGCGCCGTCTCTGGTGTCAGGAAGCGACGAGAGCTGAATCGTGTCGTTGCCTGCGCACACGCGGACGGCGCTCCACACCACCTGGGCCTGGTTCGCCGCCGTGCCGTCGGTGAACAGCATGGCGTAGGTGGCCGGCGTGACCCGCATCGCCCGCGACAGATCGCCAGCGGCGGTTTCGTGGGCCACGATGGATACGGCGACTTGGGCATTCAGAGGCATCGGTCAGTTTCCCATGACGTAGATTTCGTATTGCTCGCCCTGCACGCCGCCAATGCGGAGTATGCTGCCGCCCGAAGTCGTCGCGAAGCCGCTCGAGTTCGGGCAGGAAAGCAGGAAGGCGCCGCCCTCGCGGATCGGATAGCCCCTCAAAGTCAGCGAGCCGAGGTTGATCATCGGCGAGAAGTTCCAGCCCACGAAGTCCTGCACGAAGTTGCGGAAGTCGGTGCCGCTCCAGCCAGCCGTCATCGCGATAGCCGACGTTTTCGACAGATTCTTGATGCAGATGAGCTTGACGATCGCGATGCCGCTTGAGAGCAGGTCGATATCGTCGTGGCCGATGGCGCCGAACGTGCGGCGGTCGCTCCAGACCTTCGAGCAGTCGCCGACGTCGAACGAGAACGAGACGGGATGCTCAGTGGAGGCCCGCGTCAGCCCGACCTGCTCGGTGCGGGTGGCCGACACGTTCGCCTGCACCGTCGCCGTCAGGCTCATCGGTAGCCCCCCCAGCCAGAAGCCGCCAGGAGCGTCTGGAACGTCATCGGGATGTTCTGAATCTGGAGATTCGCAGGCGTTACCGGCTCCCGGTTGGCGTACCAATGGGCCACCAGAAGCAGAATCAGGTGCTTGAGCGTCGCCGGCACAGTCGATCCGCTCGAGCCGTAGCCAGCCGTCCAGCGGACGAGCACGCTGTTCTCGTCGCCCCGCACCGCCGGCCAGACGCCGTTGTAGAGCGGGTAGATTCGGCCGGGGGTGGCGTAGACGTCCACCTGAAAGGCGTTCGCGGCACTCGTGATCGTGTTCTCGGCCCCGCCTTCGTCGCGGTAGACGACCGTCACCGTCTGCGGCTGCATCGGAGGCCGCGGCAGCGTGATCTCCCAGAGCGGGAAGGCGTCATAGCGGGCCTCCCAGACGGTCGAAATCATCGACACGTCCAGAATGTCCTCGACGTAGACGCGAGCCGCCGTGATCAGCGTGGAGAGGTAGGCGTCGTCGTCGCTGACATCGACGCGGCAGTGGGCCTTCGCCTCGGCCAGCGTCACCGGCTCGACCGCCGGCTCGGTGTGACGCCGAAGGCTGCGATACGGCGTCAAGCCGACCGACGGCGACTGCGGGACGACGTAGACCAGACCGTTTCCGGTGATCATTTCGGCTGCCTCTTCCTAGGACGGGTATCAATCATGGCCCGCTCCGACCGCTGCTCGACGACGGCGGCTTCGACTCGCTCCTCCACCGGCGCGACGAGGCCGCGGCCGATGTAGAGGCGGGCGATGCCGTCGCCCCAGTCGAATTCCTGGCCTGCCTTGTAGCCGCCGAACGACCGCAAAACCTTGATCTTCATTCGACCACCCCCCACGCCTTGGCGTGCGGCTTCCGCTCGGCCCAGTAGTCCGTCGTGTGCTGCTGCACCTTGCCGTCCTCGGCCTCCCGCGACGGCCAGGTGATCATCAATTCGGCGTGGCCGATGCTGATGTTCGTGGCGATGCCCAGCTTGTTGCCGGCCGCCTCGAACTTCCGCCACATATAGATGTCTTCGTCGGTGTGCCCGCCCGTCCACTCGCCCTGCTCATTGGCGACCGAGAGGAACCACGGCTTCTCCATCTTCTTGAGCGCCGCCGTCTTGATCGGCGTGCAGCCGAAGTGAGCCGTCGAGACGGGCTGGACGGGCTTAGAGAACCAGTCGTCGCCCACGGTCGTCTGCTCCTCCGGCGTCTTGCCGGCGAGAGCGAACATCACCGCGTTCGCCTCGCGCTTGGTCTGGAGCGGGGCGATGGCGTCATAGCCGCTCCAGTAAAGCAGCGTGATCAGCGCCTCGACCGTCTTCGCCGTGAAGATGCTGTCGTAGTCGATCGTCAGAATGACGTCATAGTCATTGATGACGGTTTCCATCGAACGCTGGACGCATTGACCCCAGAACGCACCGGAGTGCTTGATGATGGGAATCTTGTGGGGCGTCAGCGCCTGCGAGACGCAGAAGAAATTGTCAGTGAAGCCGAGGCGAGGGGTGCTCATCAGAGCACAGACCTTCACCTCGGCTTCACAGTTACCGACACGCAGCATCATGGGGTTCGCTCCTTATGAGGAGCGGGCGCGCATCCTTGCGCCTTACCCGGCCATCATGGCCGTCCCGCTTGTACGGGATCAGCCACGGACCCAGGCCAGCGAACCGGCCTGCGACGCATTCTCGGGCGACGTCTCAGCACGCGACAGCCGGCCAGTGATGGCGATGTTCGCCGAAGCGCCGGGGGTGTACGCCACGCGGAGGTAGCGCTTCCGGGCCTTCGTATCGACATCGAGCTTCACGACCGAGGTCGCCGCGGTGCCGGCCGCCGAGATGGCCGGAACGGTGAAACCGCTCGCGGCACCCATGACGAGGCCGGTCACGTCGGAGTAGCCAGTGCTGGCGGCGTCGGACTCCTCGACCTTGAGGGCGTTCGCAAACACCGTCGAGGCATTCGAGGCCCGCATCACGGTGATGCTGGCATGGTCGTAGCCGAGCGTGTCGATGACGAGCGTCGAGGTCGCCGTCGCACCGACGGCAGCCGCCGAAAGGTCACCGATAACGCGGTCGTTCTGGGAATGGATCATGCTTCAGGTGCTCCTTGTGATCACGAGGCCGCCGACTTGAGGGCGACCACCGGGCCGACCTCGCTCGTCGAGCCGAGAGAGTGATGGTTGATGTCGAACCGCATGGTTCCCTGGAGGAGAACCTGATCAGTCGTGGCGTAGACCTGATCGAACAGCCGCACCGAGAAGTCCCGGCGACGAGCGTAGATCGAGGACAGGCCGAGGTTGCCGAACAGCACCTTCACCCGATTGGCGTCGGCGCCGAGGGTGCTGTTCATCACATGCACCATCCGCACCGGATAGCCGAGGAAGGTTTCGCCAGCCGCGGAACCAAGCTCGGCCACGCTGCCACCAGCGGCGTACTTCAGACGAGCGATGCTCGCTGCGTAGCCGGCGGGGCTGACGTACCAGGCCGCACCGCTGCGGGCGTACATCGGCAGCTTGCCCATCGCACCGAGGAAGTCCTCGATGTCGAGAGTCTCAAAGCCGGTGTTGCCGGGGGCCGCGGAGTGAACCGAAGCCGTGTGGCTGCCGTTGTCGATCTTCGACACGATGCCGCGGATGCCCCCCACGCTCCCGCTTCCGTCACCAAGCCAGCCACACAGGTCTACCGTGTAGGCCAGGCTGGTCGAGAACTCCTGGGCACAGGCATCTGCCAGCGAAATCAGGGCGTCTTCGACGACCTCGCTCGACATCCGGCAGGCCACGGCGAGCTTCTTAGCCGTCAGGCTCACGTTGCCGTAGGTCGGCTCGCTCTCGGTGATGGCCGAGCCTTCGCCGATGAAGTAGGCCGACGTGCCGGTGAGCCGCTTCGGGATCACCATCGTGTCGCGGGTCATCGTCACCGTCTCGACACCGCTGGCAGCGAACGTGCCATAGGTTTCGACGAGACGAATCACGCGATTGGCGAACTCCTCGGGTACGAGGGCACCGCCGGAGGCGTTGCTGCCCTCGCTGAGAGCGCGGGCCTCGACGCCGTGATCACGGCACCACCGGAGATCGTCCGAGTTCTTGAACACGTTGCCGCGAATCCAGCGGCCCATCTTGTATGCCTGCTCGACGGCCTCGGGGCCGTCGTTGAAGGCGCGGAGGGTCGTGTGATGCGGGTAGATCGCCCGAATCTCGGTCTTCCGCTCCTCCGCAGCAGGAGCCGCGGCGGGGGCCGGCGCCGGGGCGGCCTTCTCGACCACCGCACGGAGTTCAGCCTCCTTCGCAGCGAGCTTGCCCTCGAACTCCAGATCGGACTTGACCTTGTCGGCCTCGTCGGAGAGCTTCCGCAGCTCGGCGGTCTGATCCTCCGACCGCTCGGCCACATCGGCCAGTTCGTTCATCCGAGCGGCCAGAGCCGCAGCACGATCCTGAAGACGCTTGAGGTTGCTCGCCATGTTCGGCCTGCTCCTAACTGAGCCGGCCAGGCGGGCATGACAGATGCGCGACGGCCGGCGGGTGATTGCTTCCCGCAAGCGCGCCGCGCCTTGAATCCTCAAGGCACTCGCACTGCTCTCGCGACATCCATCGCGAGCGTTGTATCTACTTGTAGGTTATCGTGCGTGACGCACGCCGTGCAACGGAGTCGAAAGGATCGCCGCCTTCAGCGCCGCCGCCTTCCCGATGTAGTCGGTGGTATCGACGACCACTTCGGCTGCACGAGCCGACTCGGCCTCAAGCTGCTTGACCTTCCTCGCCGCCCAGTTCTTCGCCGGTGTGCCGCCCCACAAGAGCCACGCCACGAAACCCGGCTTCTCTTCGCCCGGCGTATCCCAGCCAGGCGACTTGCTCGCCGACTCGTGCCGCGAGAACCACGCATTCATCTCGCGCACCCAATCGTTGTTCATCTCCTCGCGGCGGGCGAGGCGGTTCGCGCGGGCCACCGTCTCCGGCTTCAGCCCGTCGCCGCTCTTGCCTTCTTCGTGGAGCCGGAGGCCACGCTTTGCCGCCGCCGCCATGCCGGCCGTCGGCTTCAGGCTCACGGCGCGTTCGTCGTCTTCTTCGACTTCGGAGACATCGGCGTGGGCCGACAGCTCCGACATCCGCTTGGCGACGAAGTAGTCACTCTCCTCCCACATTCCGTCATCCGACTCCCAGAGGCGGATCAGGACGGCCGGATCGTCAGGCGTCGCCTCCATCGGCTCCTCGGAATACTCGCCCAACTGCCCCTCGGCCATGACGTGCTCGACGCGGCCGACGCCGCCGTCCCACGCCACGAAGTCGCCGGGGGCGTGCATCACAGCCGCGGCCCGCGTCTCACCCGCGGCTTCCACCGCTGCGTTTTCGCCGGTTTCGGGCTGCGGAACAGCCCCCGCAGAATCTTCGACCACAGGGATATCCGCTCGCTGCTCATTCGCCATCTCCAGGGCACGCTTGCTGACGTAGGTTTCGGTTGCCAAATAGGCCGGGGTGTCCACGGGGCCGGCGTCGCCGAGGAACGAAAACCGCTTGATGCGGCGGATCATCCGGCCGTTCACGTCCCGCGTCCACGACTCGTCCTTCGGATTCGAGCGGAAGGCGAAGCTCGATCCGCGGACATCGCCTCTCTGGATCAGCTCAACCACGTCGGCCGCCGACCGGGGCGGGTCGATCTCGTACCGCAGGCCACGCTCGTCCACCGCCAGCCGCATGGTGCCGCTGGTGGTGCGGCCGATCACCCGCTCATGGTTGTATTTGCCGAAGACGTCGGGGTTCGACCGCATGACATCGTCGAACGCGCCGCGTTCCACGATCTCGACGAAGCCTCCCAAGTCCTGGGATTCCGATTCAAAGACGGCGGCGTAGCCCCGAATGACCGTGCGGCCATTCTGGTCTTCCTTGACTTCCAGCCCCGGCACCTCGCCGATCAGGCGTCGCTCAAGTTCGCTCGATCCGTCCATGATCCAGTGACCTCCTCGTAAGACTTGCCACTGCGGTGGCAATCAAGAAGCAAATCCCGCGACTTCTCCATCCAGCCGGATACGAATCCGTCGATATCGCGGCCAGTAGCCTCTGCGGCGTCGCACAACTCCGTTCGCATCCGCTGCTCGTGCGTCTCGAGCCAGGCCGCCAACTTGGCCGGCTTGTTGCGTCGCTCCAGAATCCCGTCGGCTTCGATGGCGGCGAGTCGCCGAAGCGTCGAAGTGAAGACGACTTCGGCGGCTCGTGACTCGCCGGCAGCGGCAGGGTCGGTCGGCACCGGAGCCTCGGGGGCCGGCTCGGCCGCAGGCTGCTCCGACACCTTCGTCGGCGCCGCCGTCGGGTTCCCCGGCGTGTAGTTCTCAAGCAGTTGCATATTGACCTGCACGAACCGCTTGTCGCCGCCTTCGACGGGGTTGTAGCCCAGTTGCTGACGCACCTCGTTGGTGCTGAAGACGCCGAGGTTCCACATCTCCCGCAGGAAACTGGCCCTCGCGGCGAAGTCGCCGACGAGTAGCGCAGAGACGTCGAACTGGGCGAAATACCGCTTGTCATCGACGACCAAGTCGCGGCGGCAGGCGGCCTCGAGTCGGCGCAAATCCGGCACCAGCGTGAACGTGACGAAGTCGATGGCCTGCTGCTCGACCGACGAATACGAAGACTTCGACAAGTCGCCGATCATGTAGGCCGGCACCCGAAAGGCGCGGGCCACCTCCTCGATCTGATGGCGTCGCGTTTCCAGAAGACGATTCGTGTCATTATTGACGGTCATCTCCTTGAGATGAGCGCCGTGGGGGAGGACGGCCGTTTTATGGGAGTTCTCTGGGCCGCGGTGCATATCCTCCCATTGCTGCCGGAGTCGCTGGAGCGTCTCGGGCTTCATGGGCTGATCGGTTTCAATGACCGTGCCGGCACGCGCGCCGTTGCCGAAGAACGCACCGGAGTGCAGTTCGGCGGCTCTCGCCAGGGCGATCGCGTCCCGCATCAAGACCGTCGGGATGTAGCAGTTCACGCCGTCGGGCGAGAGGCCGCGATAGGCGAAGACCTGATCCTGCCGGTAATACGTCGGCGTCGGGCTGTTCGGCTCAGAGTAGGCGTACCGCAGCCGGCCGTTCTTCAGCCGCTCGGGCTTCATCCGCGACGGGTGCAGCGGGATCAACTGATCCACGGCACCTCGCCGGCCCGGCTTGATCCAGGCGTAGCCGACGCCCCAGAGCATCCGCCACGACTGCATCAGCTCCTTGAACTCAAACGCCGTCATCCAGTCGTTCGGCTCGTGGGCGAGAACGTCATAGAGCGGGTGCTCCTCGGCAATCCGCTTGCCGTCGCTCGTCCGCTCGTAGAGCTGGAGGGGCAGGCTGGCGACGGATTCGCTGACGACCTTGACGGCCGCCAGGATCGCACTGCACTGAAGACTCGCCTCTGGCGTGACGTAGACGCCCGCGGTCGTCTTCTTCTGCTCGATCATCTCCTCGAACACGCGGGAGATGCCGCTGCGCATTTCGACGATATCTTCGACTGCTTGCGTTTCTTCTGGCATCAGATCAGGAGAATGTTGGGTTCGTCGTCTTGGCCTTGGGCCTCCGCGGAGCACACGCCCAGCGGCATTATCAAAGCGACAGCGGCGTCAATTCGTCCGGTGGAGTGCGAGTGGCTTTTCGTGGGCTTGATGTTGCCCGCGTCGTCCTGCTTCACCTGCATGTTGCTGATATGGAGGGCCAGCGGCGGATTGCCCGCATGGCGGATTTTCTGGCCTAAAACCAGGGTTTCGAGCAGCTTCGTCGGCGCCGACAAGCTGGCGTAGCCCTGTCCATACGGCTTGACATCGACCCCCTCATTGACGAGTTGCGTCGTCAAATGGGTGGCATTCCATCGGTCAATGGCAACAGACTTGACCCAGTTCTTCTCGCAAAACGAGAGAACGTAGTCACGAACCGCGTCATAATCCGTCACGTTGCCTTCTGTTAGTGTAACAAAACCATCCTTGGCCCATTGGCGATACGGGGCTTCGTCGCGGTCGGCGCTCTCCTCGGGGATGAAGAGATGGGCCATCACGTCGAACGAGCCATCCTCGTCGGGCCAGATGGCGCAGAACGCCGTCGTGTCGCTCGTGCTCGACAAGTCGAGGCCGCAGTAGCACGGGCGGCCCTCAGTCGGCCGCAGCGGCGAGTTGCACGCTTCCCACTGGCCTGTGCGGAAGAACTTATTCGCGCCGTTGCTGCACCACATATTCAAATACAAAGTCCGAAATTTGACCTCCTCGGCCACGCTCTCGCGGGCGAGCATCGCCTCTCGCTCCATGAACTCCTTGCGGACGGTGATGCCGTAGTTCGGATTAGCCTTCTTCCACGTCGATTCGGCGAAGATGTCGTCATCCTGATCGGCCGCGAAGATGCACGGCAGAAACGTCGGATCGTTGATGATTCCGTCGCGAACCTTGAGCGCCCGCTGCCACTCCTCGTAGCAGGGGCCGACGCGATCCATGCCCGCCGTCGTTACATAGATGACGAGCGGCTCGTCCCGCATGCCCATGCCGCTCTCTAATACATCGACGAGATCGCGATTCGGCTGGACGTGATATTCGTCTACAATCACCACGCTCGGATTGAAGCCGTGTTTACCTTTGTGCTCGCTGGATAGGAATTGAATTGTGCTATTCTTACCGGGGATAACAATCGACCCCTTGTATATCTTCGACCGACGCTGCAAGCCTGGGCAGGATTCGATGAACCGCGAAGCCGCCGTGAACAGGAGGCTCGCCTGCTTGCGGTCGCCGGCCGCGATCAGAATCTGGCCCCCGTCGTCGCCGAAGAAGCCCTCGTAGGCGCCGATTAAGGCGCAAGTCGCGGTCTTTCCGGCCTTCCGGGGGACTGCCAGGAGGGACCGCTGATACTGCCGGCTGCCATCCGGCCGCTTCGTCTCGTAGAGCCGACGAAGATACTCCTCCTGCCACGGCTGGAGGGTGAAAGGCTCCCCTGCGAATCTCCCTTCGCTGTGCCGCAGCCACGAAGCGAACTCACAGATGTCAGGCTTGCTTTCCAAAATACTTGTCGGTTGGGTCGTCAACCACCTTCACCGCGCCGTAGCCGAGGCGGGTGCGATCGGCCGGGGTCAGGCCGAGGACGGTTTCGAGCTGACGCAGTTGTTCGTGGCAGTGATTGCTCTGGGATTGCCACTTGTTCGGCCGGCTGAAGCGCAGCGAGCCGTCGGGAGCCGTAACCTCGACGTAGCCGCAGCCGTCCTTGGCGAGCTGCATCTCGGCCTCTCGCCAGCGATCCCAGATGATCGAGTAGCGGGCGATCACCTCGAGGTCGCTCTCGGCCAGCGTACCCATTCGCTGCGTGTAGCCGCAGACAAGGCGGAACATCTCCTGCGCCGCCGGCCGCAGCCACTCGGGCGGCTCGGGGAGGGAGTTCAGCGGGGTGCCAAGCTCTTCGCGGTAGTTGGCCTCCTCAGAGCCTCTCAGCTTGAGTTGATGCTTCGGTATTGGTGCTGGGCCGCGTACCATGCATAGTAGTATCACTGTGTAGGCAATTGCCCCGCAAGTGAGTCTGACTTCCTAATGTTGCACCTCCAGCACGCCGCCTGGACGTTGTCGGGCCGGTGGCCTGGGCCTAACGGGCCGAGCGATAGCGGAATGATGTGGTCTATCGTGGGACTTCGCGGGTGCGGCGACTCAGTATCGCCGACCTTCGTCCACTTGGGGAGAAGCTCACAGCGGCAAATCTGGCACGTCCAGTTGTCTCGATTGAATATCGACTTTATAGGAAATGACTCGTAGTGGCACCCATACTTTATGCACCTGTGCTTATGCCCACCCTTATGACACCCCTGATTGAGCGTGTCGGCTGCGTCGTTGCCCCACGAGTGAAACCAAATCCCAAGCTCATCGCCAACGGTAGTCTCTCGCCTCCTCGTGAGTCTGGCGCACGGGAGTCTCAGCCGCCTCGCCTCGAATGCACACCCTCGCGAACAGTATTTCCCAGAGTTCCGTCCTGTTGACCGCTTGCGGAACGGCTTCTGGCAGCAAAGACACTGAAGCCTTGCTGGCTTTCTTTTGCCAACTCGCGAGGCGATGACGCAGGCCGGGGAACAGAACTCCTGGGTTGTGCCGCGGCGCCTAAATGGCTGGCTGCACTGCTTGCAGTTCTTGGTGACGCGATTCGGCTCATACCGGCACTTATCGCTGCAAAACTTAGCGGTTTTCATCCCAGTGAACGTAACGCCGCAGCGACCGCACACCCTGTCGCAGTATCGCCCTCGGCTCTTCGCAATGTTCCTGCACTCACTTGAGCAGTAGCCCCGCGAGCGACCCCGCGATCGCGGGTTCTGCTCAACAGGAACCCCGCACGATGAGCACGGGACTGACTGCGGCTTTCGCTTGCGCCCGCCGCCGATGCGGAGGCACTCTCGAGAGCAGTAGGTGCGCGGCTTGAAGCCGAGCGGCGGCGGCACCGGCGAGGCGCAGACTGGGCATCGTTTGCCATCCTTGGCGTCTCCTCCGGCGTCTCCACGCACCCCGACAGCCTACACAAGACGAGTATTTTCTCCAAATCGTCGGGGCAGCGAAAAGGGTACGCCCTCCAGAGCGCACGCGGCCA